TGGCGGCTGCGAGTCGGATTTCGCGGAGCCGCTCTCCGGCTTCGGCCGCAGCCGCTTTTTTTTGAGCGCGTCCTGCGCCGCCTGCAGCAGGTCGAAATCGTCGGATACGGCACTGCCGAGCAACTCCGGCGTGATCGATTCCGTCGGCACCGTACCGAGCGATACCAGGCAAAGCGCAAGCAGCGCCGTATTGACGCGCATGTTCGACACGCCGCCGCCGAGAATATCCGGCCGCTCGTAGACGTCGATATGGTCCTCGACCGTGCCGAGACGCATCTCGAAGTCGTAGTGGTACTGTTCGCTGCCGGCCGGGAATTCGACACCGTACTTCAGCTCACCCTTTATCGTTTCGTTCATTCGTTCACCTTGTCGGCCGCGAACATTGTCAGATCGCGACGCGCTTCGTTGTCAGCCGTGTATTGATCGCTCACGGTAATCGTGCAGCAGTCTTGGTAGGTCATGCGCTTTCCCCCAGGCGTCACCGGGAAGATCGTGATCTTCGCGCCCTCGAGGTTTTCCCAGTCGATCGTGTCGCCGCCGACCGGGATCACGACCGTCACCTTCAGGTTGTACTTGCGCACGCCCCGCGAAAATCCCTTGACGCGGGCCTTGCGGTTCATCGTGATGACCGGCTTCGTACCGGTATCGACATCCGGGGAAACCGACACGACGTCGATTTCCTGGCTGTCGACTTCCATCACGATGGCACCGACGTACTCTTCTAATGCCATGATGTGCTCCCGTTGTGATTACTGCAGGTACAGGTCGACCACGGCCGCGAAGACGTGCATGCCCGGCACGACCGGCGCCGGCAAGCGGCCGTTGAGCTGGCCGATACTCTGCTCGTCCTTCTCGAAGATGAACTGGTCTTTGTAGATATCGATGTCCTGCAGGATTTCGAGATCCTCCAGCTTGTAGGCAACGTCGAGCATCTCGCTGCGCACCTTCGGCGGTGTGCGCTCGGACAGCTTCGAGCGCGGGAAGCGCAGGGAGAATCGATCACGCCACGCCTTGCGCGAGTAGTCGAGCGAGCGAATCGTCGTGATGTCGAGCAGTGCCGGATCGTCGACACCCTGCGGATTGACCAGGTACGTGCTGACAGCGCGCTTGATCTGCACCGAGTTTTTGTCCGGCCCGACTTCGAGCGGCGTGAGGCCGTTGTGCAAGGCGAGTTCCTTTTCGGTGCGACTCGCTTGCGATGCTTCCGGCACGATGTCCATGCCCGCGATCGGCAACGTATTGAGCGGCATGGCCGGATCGGATTCGCTGGCAATCACTGCACCATAGCCGGCGGCGATCTGGGCCGGGTGGCTCACCGAGTTCGGATACCAGCCGATCGTGATGCGACCTTCGTTGATCTGGCTGGCCAGCGTCGAGCTGGTTGCAAACGATCCGGTGAGGCCGGCCGCCGCAATCGCGGGGCGCTGTTCCATCGCCCCCGAGATCGCTTCGACGAAGCTGCGCGTTTTGGTGAGCGCATCCAGCGTCGACCAGCATGGCGCAACGATGTTGTATTTCGACGCGAAGATGCGATCGAGAGCCGGCTCGATATCCGGGTCGTTCAAGCCGCCGGACATAGCGACGATCCCAGCCGTGATGCCGCTCGCCTGATTGAGCTGCGACATGGCGATACCGTTTCCGGTTTCACCCTTGTTCTTGGCGGTCAACGTCAGTACCTCGGCGGCCGCTGCCGCGCTCACATGCAGCTCCGGCAGTTGTGCGATAGCTGCAGCCATCGCAGCTGCCACGTTGACGGCTGTATCGCCGATATTGACCGCTACGTCGACGCGCGTACGGCCGATGAACAGCGCAAACGCACCGGCGGACGTTGCCGTACCGTCAAACGTCACTTTGCCCACTGCCGGCTGTCCGGCAGCTGCGTCGTCGACGGCGATCACCGACAGATCCAGATAGCGGTTCGCCGTGAGCGCAGCCACGACTGCCATGTGCGCGAGCGATCCAGCGCCGAAATACTTTGCGGCCGCCGCTTCATCAAATACATTGGTCGGCGTGAGTGCCGGCACCGTGCCGCCTGCGAGGCGCTGGCCAACGATGATCATGCTCTGTTCGTTGGTCGGCAGCGTGCGGAGGGCGAGCGTGGTGTTGTACTCGATGTACTGGCCCGGCGAGCGCGTACCCGACGGAATCGTGCTGAAGCTGATGTTTTTGCTGGACATCGCTTATGCTCCATTCGCGGTTTTTTTGTCACCGGCACCGTTCACAACGGGTTCCAAACCACTCGCTGCGCCCGTTGCTTGCGATGCTGCGGTGTCTGTGGCCGGTTTCTCGGTAGTGTCGGCGCTGGCCTTTGCCTCGGCTTCCTGCTTTGCGATCTTGTCCGCGTCGTCGATCAGATCGCCATCGCTGACGCGGCGGCGGTAGTACACGGTGTTCGGAACCTCGACGCCCGTGGCATCGGTCACATAACGGCGCAGCCCGGTTTCCATCGGTACGCGCAGCCCCTTGCGGGCAATCACTTTCATGAAGCGGCTCCTTTTTCCATATCGATTTGATCCTGCGCATCGGGCTCGTCGCTGGTGCCAGGCTTGATGAAATAGCTGAAAATCGTCGTTTTCCAGTCCGGCGTCGGCGGATCAATCTGACCGCCGTACTGCTCGAACAAGACACCGAGCGGCCCGTCGACCGATCCCTGCGGGAATGCGCCGAGAAACAACGATTCCTCCATCCATGCGGTGTGAAACTCCAGCGCATAGACCGACATCGCTTCCTTTCGGACCTGCGTGTTGAAAAGCGTGCGGATCGCACCTGGTGCCATCTGCCGGATCGGCAAGCCCAGGTCCTGGCTGTTCAGGAGATGCCTCACTGCGCTGATCAGCAGATTCGTGCCGACCTCACCAGACGAAGCACCGCCATGTCGGCCCGCCTGTTCATTGCGCAAGCTGCGCGCACCGACCAGCACGACAAACGTCGCCTCAGCCCGCCACTTCTCTCGGCTCGTCGAGTGCGGATCGGTTCGCTTCACACCACCGAACGTGACCCACGCGGCCGGCAGGCGACGCACGACCTCATCCAGTTCCTCATCGTCGAACTCGCCGCCGTAGGTCTTGACCTCGGCGACCATCTTTCCAAGGCCACGCTTCAGGCGATCGACTATCGCCAGCTCGACTGCGGTCACAATCGGCACGTACACTGGCATGGTTGCAGTCGCAGTCATCACGGTCACCTGTCACGCCGGCCGAACACACGGCCACCGCTGGCAAACTCGATCGTGCTTTCCGGCTGCGCGACCGGCTCCCCCGTCGACGACGCACCAAGCATGACGCTGCCGGCCGAGACCAGCTTCAGGAAATCGATCGCCGCCTTGTAGCGCTTCTCGATTTCTTCAGTCATGCGCGTCTCGCCGCCACACAGGCGATACCGCGCGATGTCGCCGCACAGCGTAGACAGCAGCTTCGGCGCTGGGTTAAGCGGAACCGTGTAACGGCCGGCGAGGTAGGCGTCGATTTCGACGGATGCGTTGTCGAGCGCATCGTCAAGCACGGCCACGTCCATCTCGCCGGTATTTTCGCGATCGGACAGCGAGATCACTTCACGCTGCCCGAATTGCCTGATCAGTTGATCTACGGTGGCGTACATATGGGTGCGTTACTTCTTCGTGCCCGTCTTCGATTGCGCGACATGCGCCTCGAATGCAGCCTTTTCATGATCGAAGCTGGCGATTTTCTCCGCGAGCACCGCCTCCTCGCGCTCGAATTCAGCGATGCGCTCCGCGAGCGCAGCCTTTTCGCGGGCGATGTCTTCCGCGCTGACCGAGAGGGCTTCCTCGCGCGCCCTCAGATCGACCTCGCGTTCGTCCAGTGCGAGCACGCGCTTGGCATCGTCGTCGCTCACACTGAGCGTGAGCGACGATGCGTTACTCAGCGCTTCGATCACATGCGACGCGTCGGCGTGCGGGAGCGCCGCCGCCTGCGCTTCGTCGAGTTCGATCGCCGTGTGACAGACGACCAGAGACTGGTCGCCGGTGATCGCAGCGTATGCGTCCGGATGAAGCTCGCCCAGCGGGATCGTTTTCGGCTTGACGCCAAACTCATGGCCACCGCGACGAAAGCCGTTCCTTGCGGAA